GTGGAGTATAATGACAGTAATTATGACAAGGACAAGTGGGAAGCATCTGAGGCTCCAATCTCCCCCATCGGCATAGCGCTCACAGAACAGCAGAAAACCTTCGAGGCTATAAAGAAGATCCAGTCTGGCTGTAATATCGGCTTCCGCTATGAGATCAATCCCACAGGTAAGAGGACCATCAAGATTGATGACTGGTCACTCCCTATCCAGCATTATATAAGCTGGCATGACATCAAGGACAACTTGACACTCAAGGTAGCCTCCGACTCTTCACTCCTTGCAGCAAAAGTGATTGTAAAATATGATACCGATTCCACGTATACATATGATACCTTATACGATGCAGTCTATGAGCGCTACAGGCAGGCTCCAACATTGGAAGTAGAAACATATTTACTCACAGAAGCCCTTGCCGTAGAGAGGGCAGAGCATGAGGGCGATAGGTTCTCTATCATACCAAGAGTGTTAGAATGTCAGCTTCATGGATTACAATGGTACAGCGTACAAATCTATGATATAATCAGCGTAGAGCTGATGATACCCGGTAGAGAATACTTTGGAACATGGAAGGCTCAGATAATAGCGGTTAATCCGGCACTAGGGAGTCTGTATACGAATATTGAGGCAGTGCTGATTGAGAGGATAATATAATGGTAAGGCTACGATTAGAGAATGGCGGGATAGAGAGTGTAAAAACAGAGATAACACCGTTGGCAACTCTTGCTGATATATCTCCTGTATCTACCCTTGAGGAAGGCTCTATGATAAGCGAGCCAAGATATTATGGATATGGTGATAGCTACTATGGGTTTGATGGGGTATATTATGGATATTGGCAAGACATGAGGGTATTTTAATGTATGAATTTTACACAGGGGCGAGCAAGATATATAGAGTGACCATTACTCAAGATGGTAATGCTATTGATATCAGAGATAACGGAGTTGCTTTAATATTGCACAGTACTACTGGTGATGCAAGCCAGAGTATTGATGCTGATGTTACCACAAGTGGCGAGACAGGTATAGCAATCTTACAATGTGATTTTACTGTGCCGGCTGGCATGTATGATGTCGAGATTGACTATATTGTAAGCGAAAAGATATATGTGCAAAAACGCATGATATGGAAGTGTCTTGCAAGAGTGGAGGCTTAATATGACAGCACCTAAGAAGTTTGGAGAAAATCCAACAGAAGCAACAGAATTATTGAAGAATGGCACTGAAAAGATAGGGCTTGATCAGAATGGCGTAGCTAAGAAGATAGCTGCGGAAACCTTGATGACCAAGGCTAATGTGGGGCTTGGGAATGTTGATAATGTAAGTGATGCTGATAAGCCTGTCAGTGATGCACAGGACCTCATTAATGATGAAATCAAGGGCGTAGGCTGGACTGACGAAACGGTCAAAGATAATGCGGATGCGATAGCAACTCTTGAAGCTGATGTAAACACTGCTGGCTCAGTACTCAAATCTATAAAGGACAATTCCGAAGGTGCAGTATTTACTCCTGTTGGTGGGATTGATGCTGTTACGATTGGTGGAGCGTTGGAGGAGTTGGATACGAAGAAAGCAGTAAAAGACGACATTGTAGACGACTTTATCGGTGGACTCGGTAAAATTGCCAGTGCCAATGATGCCAAGGAATTGTACGAACTCATAGATACACGAGTTTACGGATTGGATATCAACGAAACTACAGGTGCGAACACCAGATTGCTTGATGCTGTAGGAATGACAGTAACTGCTCCAGATGGTACAAAAGCTATCACTTCAAGTTTCGACTCGGTGTATCCTTGGTCTGAGATGAAGCACGTGAAAGTCTCTGTGGCTGGGGTGAAAATACTTCAGACTGATGCAGGGTACGATGCTTTCGACGGTGAACTAATGACACGCATTCCAGAATTTTGGTACAAGGACTATCGCTCTGGTGGTCACAGATATTTGTATATCTCTAGAAAAAAGCGTCTTGGTTTCAAGCAGAAAGCAGAACAACTCATTGCTTCCATGCCAGCATCAAAAGTTGGTAGTGAATACAGGTCAAGAGTTGGTGAAGCACCAGAAACGAATATAAGTTACACTAATTTTATTACGGGCATGTACGCGCAGGGTGATAGCGAGTGGAGCATGTACGATAGCAACACCATGCACTCTATATTTATGTTATCGACTATAGAAGGTGGCTCTCTCAATTACAAGGGTATGTATGGGCAAGGAATAAACTCTGGGATGCCATACGGTTCAGGAGCTAGCTATGAAGCTGTTGCAATATCAACTGATGGCAACACGATAACCATCCCAGATACTTTAACTAATTTTCATGTTGGCATGACCGTACAAATTGGTACATCATACACAAATAACAGCATAGCTCAAAACAGACTCATTACCGATGTAACAGACAATGGCGATGGCACTCAGACAATAACTATTGACGGTGCTGTTTTCAACATTGCAATTGGTAATACAATAGTTTCATGGGGTCAGTCAGTACCTCAGACCATCTTCGATACAATTGGTGATGGGAGTGGGTACATAGAGCAATATAGTAGTGCAAATATGAGCCACGTCGCATACAGAGGAATCTGGGATTTGTGGGGTAACGTCTGGCAATTCAACGCAGGATTCATGCGTTACGATGGGCGGTACTACGGATGTGCAGACCCCACAAAGTATAACATCACAGACCCTAGAGGTGCAGACGGCTGGGTTGACTTGGGAATAGGAGATTATGCGGCTAATGGATATCAGCAGATAAGAGAAGGCATCGAGGTAGAAGGAGGTATGATTGATGTACCGATTCTCTGGGGTGCTGTAGCAGGTAGTGTGACATTCTATAGTGCATATTTGTATTACTTTGATTCAGCAAGAACTGGAACGCGAGTGCTTCGCTTTGGTGGTTATTGGCTCAATGGTACTGGCGTCTCACTGGTGTGTTCTAATGGTATCTACTCTCCTTCTATCTCGAACATTAGCTACGGCTCTCGCCTTATCCGTTCTTAGTTCACAGGGGTTTGGGGGCTGTGCAAGCCCCCATGTAGCAATAAAATTATAAAAAGGGTTAAAGGTATAAGCGAGTGCTTCACTTAGGTGGTAATTGGAACAATGGTACTAACGTCTCACTAGTGTATTCTAATGGTAACAACTCTCCTACTAACACGAACATTAACAACGGCTCTCGCCTTATCCTTACGTTTCTTAACATATCTTTAGTCCTCCTTTTGGAAAATACAATAACTAAAAAATGGTTGGTAGCTGAAATAATGCGAACATCGTTGATTGTAAAGGATAAAATATGAAAACATGGAAAGATATCACTTATGATAAACTACTTGACCCTGAACTCATGGCTTATTGTTGGCATAACGCAAGCAAAGGCAAACGTAAAAGAGCATCTGTACAAAAGATGAATAACTCTGAAACACAAGCTAAACTTATTGAAGAATTATGCAATGAAACATATGAACCCCAGTTATGTAGAAATATGACAAAGTGGGATAAGAACGCTAAGAAGATGCGTGATATTTCCTGTCCTGCATTTCGTGACCAAATGGTGCATTGGGCTTTAGTGACTCTCATGAAGCCCCATTTTGAAGCAACGTTTATACAACATAACGTAGCAAATATCCCAAACCGTGGATTGAGTTATGGTAACAAACTCATTAAACATTGGTCTCAGCAACGTGGTACAAAATATGTCCTAAAAATGGACGTACGAAAATACTACCCAAGCATTCCTATATCAATTCTAATCGATAAATTGAAGTTAAAAATAAGGGATAAGAAAATAATATCTCTTATAGAAAAGATGCTTTATAAAGAATCACCTAATGGTGTAGGAGTGACTCTCGGTAGTTATTTGAACTTGTGGTTGGCTTTATTTTATTTTGACGAACTCGACCATATTATGAAAGAGAAGTTCAAACTAAAATTCTATATTCGTTATGTGGACGATATATTAGTTCTTACTAAAACAAAAAGAAAAGCCCAGAAAGTAGCTGATTTTATTAGGGAATATCTACCTACTATTGGTTTAGAAATTAAAGAAAGTGGTAAAGGTAAAATAAAGATTTACAAGTGGAGCAGAAATAGGTTTATAGATATGTTGGGTATGAAAACATATCGGAATAAACAAGTATTAAGAGGTAAAACATATCTTAATATTAGACGGAGGATTACTCAAGTAAAGAAAGATCCAACCCCCCATTTAGCAAGAAGTGTGCTATCATATAAAGGTATGGCACAACATTCAGATTGTCTATTCTTTCATCAAGAGATAGAACATGTAATCAAAGATTTGCACCTTAAAGAAGTTATAAATGGTACTGATTATGAAAACCAAATTAGGCAACGTATGATAGAAAAATTAAAATTAAAGGAGATAGCATGAAACAAAATGTATTAAATAAAACAGAACGCTTGGAAATGGGAAACATCATCGAACTCAGGGGAAATTTCGTTGAGATACCCGCAACCGAAGATGGCGACACTTCTTACGAATGTGATTGCTACAGGACGACAAATCCTAACGCCACATTCAAACAACTTAATGAGAAGGATTTGCTTATTCAACTACATCAACTGCTCGACAGCACAGATTGGGTATATGCTAAGTGTGCAGAGTTAGGGCTTGATGCAGAAGTTGAATATCGTAACCTTGTAGCGGATAGAAAAGAGGCAAGGAGGTTGATACGTGAATACGAACAAACTCCTTAAACTCCTAACATCTGACAAAGCCATCCACTTCCTCTACTGCTACTTCCTCACAACTATTTATCTGCCACTTGCTGTAGTGTTAGCTTTAGGCAAAGAAGCATACGACATCAAGAAGAGGGGTTTCAGTCGGGATAATGTTTACGATTTGGTAGCTGACATTCTTGGAATTGCTTTGGCTTGCATTCTGTTACTCATATAAAGGAATATCGCATGGAAATTATGGAACAACGACTTACACAGATTGAAAAGACAGTGGATAAAACCGACAGGGCTTTAGATAAACACCTTATCGAATCGGAGAGCATACGTGCTATGGTGAGCGCACACGACAAGCGAATCATGAATGGCGATTGGAAAGAACTCACACGATCTGTTACAGAAGTAAGAGAAAAGGTCATTAAAATTGAGACACGATTGTTATCGAAAGGTGCGGTATGGAAGGAAATAGCGATGGGCGTTGGCATGATATCCACGATTATTGGTATGGTATATCTAGTGATACAATAGGAGAAAATTATGGAAGAATTTAATTGTAAGACGGCAACAAAAAGCAAGGAGTCTACAGGCATAGCTAAGAGCCTCACGCTATGGATGCTTATCTTAGCATTCTTGACAGGCGTTGTAGGTGCGTTCGTACCGAGTTTCAACATGAGTGGCTACACGACCTTCTTAAAAGGCTTTGCACCATTGTATATCTCTCTTATAGCTTCTATTGGTGCTAACTCAGCTGTTAAGAAATATAAGGAGTCGTGATGACAACAATTATATCTATCATAGTTGGAGTGTTCACGCTTCTACTCGCCCTTCTTGGGATACAAAAGAAGCAAAAGGATAACTTAGAAAAAGACGTTGAGGAAGCAAAGACTCAGATTCTCAAGGTCAAAAAGGAAAAAGATATCATTCAAAAACATGATGAGTTATCAACTAAGATTGTTCAGGAAGAGAAGAAAAAAGATAAGGCAAACGATGAACAAAAAACTGAGATAAAGGAGGCAGAAACTGATGAAGAGATTATTGATATTGCTAATGATATTGTTGATAACTTTAACAAGTTGTCAGACGACAAAACCTCCACATAGCATTGATATTAAACCATTCACCATTGGACGACCTGAGCAACCTAGTTTGGAGAATGTACCGAGTGATAGCCTAGGCGCAATAAAGGCACTCACGTCAAACATGAGCGACCTTATATCGTGGGGTAAACAATTAAATTTTTATATCGATGTTAAGAGCGAATATTATCAAGCAATCATTGAAATATTGAATCAATAAATTAAAAGGGCTGATATTTCTATCAACCCTTAATTTTTAGAAGTACTTGAATATAGCCTCCTGTGTTGCATATTTCTTTGCAAAATTATACGCCTCTTCCTCTGTGATAACAATAATCTTCTCACTCTCCCTCATTGATCCGTCATGATTGCTTTTTGCAAAAGCAGTAAGCGAACCACCAAAACCTGCAAGGAAGAAACGCCTCGCTTCATTTGCCCTTGGTTTTGCGAAGAGTTGGGCATTGATGTAGAGAGAATTATTTTTTTTATTCTCAACAACATCGCATACAAGCTCTGCAGTGTGGGTATCGAATATGTACCCCGATATTATACGTTTCATAATACCCACTCCTTGCCTATCTTTTGAGCAGCAATCTCTGTCATCTCTTTGTCGAACCACAAGTTCAGTACAGTGTGATAAAAATACTGTAGTTTCGTCGCCTCTCTCTTTGCTTGAGAGAGCGTCTTTGTGTCGATTTCGTGGTCAGGTCTCCTTTTGCGGGAGTTTTTACTAGTCACTTCGGTCATATAATAGGTCATTTTAATTCCTCCATAAATTTACAATCAACAATAACGTGGGACCTTACACTGTTTTTTTCTTTGCCATTGAACATATTGCATTTTGTACAAGTGTAAGAACCTATAAAACATTGACCATATTTGCACCATTCTGTACAAGTGCCATTGATAACTTTTGTTGTCCTTTTCATCTTCAATTCTCCTTTGCCCCCGAAGGGGGCTGTATAGTCTAATTTATATGACACCATCATTCATGGCATCATACATCATTTGAGCATTTGGATTCTGCTCGATATATAAGCTGTCTTGAGCACAGTAGTAATCCTCGTCATCATCAGGGTCTAAACCCCAGTCAATAATCCTTTTTTGAATCATTTTTTCTGTAACTTTCATCTTGTATCTCCTTTTCTTTCTCTATCTAAATACAGTTTACACCATTACTAGTGGAGTGTCAACACTAAAATTAGTTTTATTATAAGAAAAGGCAATGATTTTACTCATTGCCTTGAAATTGATTTATCGATGTCTAGAATGGGATATCCTCATCAAATTGTTCTGGCCCTGCTACCGGAGCTTTCACTTCAACAGCTCCTCCGCATATCACAGGGAATCTTACAACATGGAACTTCACCTTGCTGCGCTTCTGCCCCTCTGTCTCCCATGTATCCTGCTTGATAGTACACTCAAGAGCCACCTCAACGCCCTTGGCTAACTTTTGTAGCCAGTGGGTAGGATTCTTAGTCCAAAATTCACAGTCAAACCAAGAGGTTATATTATCATAACCACCTTCGGCGTTCTTTTTCGATTCATCGTTATTCGCAACGCTGAACTTTAATACGCTATATTCGCTTCCTTGTGGTGCGAACGTCTCAGGGTCTTTGCCTAATCGGCCGGTGATGTAAGCTGTTCTCATTTCGTATCTCCTTTTAATAATTCTATATCAATGCTATTCTCAATAAACTCATGACTTGCAGGGCTGTGGCTGACAGCCAATACAGGGCATTTCCAATACTTTCTTTGCATCTCATAGTATGCGCCAACAAGACCTGGCTCGATTGGACCATCAGACTCATCCATGATCACAGGGCTGTAACTTCTGTT